ATATATTAAGAATGCACTCAAGAATAAAATGAGTGTTGCCGAAGGTGCGATTAGATCAGGAAAGACAATCGACCATTGTATTATTGCGGCTATGTACTTGGAAACCTGTCCCGACAAATATCATTTAGCATCCGGTGCAACAATAGGTAATGCAAAACTGAATATCGGTGTATGCAATGGATATGGATTAGAGTTTCTGTTCCGGGGTAGGTGTCATTGGGGCAAATATCGTGGGAATGAGGCTCTTTTTATTTATACGCAGACAGGAGATAAGGTTGTTATATTTGTCGGAGGTGCTAAAGCAGACAGCTATAAGAAGATTCTTGGTAACTCTTATGGATTGTGGATAGCGACAGAAATTAATGAGCATTATGATTCTGAGGATTCCCGGACAAGTTTCATAAAGGTTGCTTTTGGTAGACAGGTTGCAGCGATCAAGCCAATGGTCCTTTGGGATTTAAACCCTTCTAATCCGAGAGATCCTATATATACAGATTATATTGATGCTTACATGGAAAAGTATGTAGGCGGTTATCAGTATCAACATTTTACAATTGATGATAATTTGTCTATTACTCCCGAAAGAAGAAAAGAGATTGAAAGCACTTATATTCCGGGAACAATTTGGTACCGAAGGGATATTAAAGGCGAGAGGTGTGTTGCGGATGGCTTGGTATATCCTAAATATGAGGATGCCATTATTGATGAATTACCGGATGGAGTTATTACCGATTATTGTATTTCAATGGACTATGGTACCCAAAATGCCTTTGCAGCGTATTTGATTGCGAAAATAGGTAATGTATGGTACGCTTGTCGTGAATACTACTATTCCGGGCGAGAAACAAAGGCGCAAAAGACAGACAATGAATATCTTGATGATTTGGTAAATTGGAGTGCTGATTTGCCGAGTGAGAGAAGAATTCAAACTATCGTGGATCCATCTGCTGCCAGTTTCATTACATTATTGAAAAGGCATGAACACAGATTCCGAGTATTACCGGCTGATAATAGTGTTGCCGATGGTTTAAGAGAAACTGCTACAGCTATGGGATGTGGATATATTAAGATTTGTAAATGTTGCAAGGAACTGATCGGAGAATTGGGCGGATATATTTGGGATAATACATCCGAGGAAGAACGCCCGGTTAAGATAGACGATCATGGATGCGATGCTTTAAGATACTTTGTTAAAACAAAACATGTTGTGCGTGATGCCATTAAAAGGAGGTTGCCAGGATGATAACATATCAGGATATGCAGAAGAAATTGACAAGCGGAATGACACTTGTGGATTTTGTCAAAGAGGTAATTACGGACCATAAAAATAAGCCCGATTACCGATTGGCAGAGGTTGCAAAGGAATACAATGAACATAGAAATGTGACCATATCACAATATCAGAAATTGCTTTATACAGTTTCTGGACAGGCAATGCCCGATCCTTATGCAGCTAATTATAAATTAAAGACTAATCAGTTTAACAGATTGGTTACGCAGTTAAATCAGTATCTGCTTGGAAATGGTGCCAAGTGGGGAAAAGAAGAAACTGCGAATGCACTTGGCGAAAATTTTGATGTGAAATTACAGGATGCGGGCGAAATAGCCTTGGTTCAGAAGGTTGCTTATTGCTTTTGGAATAAGGATCATATGGATGTATTTTCATATCTTGAATTTGCAGAAATCCCGGATGAAGAGGATGGCAGTATTAAAGCAGGTGTAAGATTTTGGCAGTTGGAAAAGAGTAAGCCTTTAAGAGCCACATTGTACGAACTGGATGGCTATACCGAATTTATGTATAAAGATGGTAAAGGCGAAATTATTGCCGAAAAAAGAGCCTATATTTTGAAAACAAGAGGCACAGATGCAGATGGAATGGAAATTTATGCCGGAGAGAATTATCCCGGATTTCCTATTGTTCCTTTTTGGGGCAACAAATATAAGCAGAGTGAATTTGTTGGCATGCGAGAGAATATCGACGCATATGATTTGATAAAAAGCAACTATGCCGATACGGTAGACGATTGTTCAGAAATCTTTTGGCTGATATCAAATGCCGGTGGTATGGATGATGTGGACATTCAGGAATTTATGCAGAAATTGAAAACAACGCATGTTGCTAATGTAGATGATGGACAGTCTGTACAGGCGCAAACCGTCAGCATACCTGTTGAAGCAAGAGAAACCTTGCTTGACAGATTGAGATCGGATATTTATGAAGATTTCATGGGCCTTGATACAAAAAATGTTGCGGATGGAGCAGTTACAGCAACGCAGATTAAGTTCGGTTATGAACCAATGAACGCTAAGACCGATAAGTATGAGTATTGTGTACTTGATTTCCTTAAAAGATTTTTAGAGATTGCAGGAATAACAGATAAAGCTACATTTACCCGGTCAACAATTGTAAATACAACCGAAGAGATTCAGACGGTTTTATCTGCGGCACAATATCTTAGCCAGGAATATGTAACAGAGAAGATATTAACCTTGTTGGGTGATGGGGATAAGATTGATGCTGTGTTAAAGGCTATGGATGGAGAAGATATGGACCGATTCGGAGGCAATAATGAGTGATTACGGTCATGAACAAACCGATAAAGAATTAAAGAGAGTTGAAGATCTTATTTCTAAGGAGTATGCACAGGCTGCCGAAGAATTAGAAAAAAAGATGATGAAGCATTTTTCTGATTTTGCAAGGAAAGATGCGGAAAAGCAAAAAGAATTAAAGTCCGGGATAATAACCGAGCAAAGATACAATGAGTGGAAGATTGGGCAATTGGCAATTGGCCAAAGGTGGAAGGACGCACGTGATTCCATGACGAATATCTTAGTTAATGCAGACAAAAATGCGGCGGCTATTATCCAGGGCAATAGTATTAAAGCCTATGGGGAGAATATGAATTATGGCACTTATGAAGTTGAGCATGGTTCAGAAATCAACACAGGCTTTACTTTATATGATGAGGAAACTGTTCTTAATTTGCTTAAAGAGGATCCTAAATTAATTCCTATGCCTAAAGTGGATATACCAAAAGATGAGTTATGGAACAGACAGAAACTTACATCAGCTGTAACACAGGGGATTCTGCAGGGTGAAAGTGTTGATAAGATAGCAAAGCGATTAGGACAGGTTGCCGACATGGATAAAAATGCCGCTATTCGTAATGCCAGAACATATACAACTGCTGCCGAAAATAAGGGTAGGATTGATTCTTATGAACGAGCCGAGAAGTTAGGAATAAAGATCAATAAAAAGTGGATTGCTACCTTGGATGATAGAACACGAGTTGAACACAGGCACCTTGATAATATGGTTGTGGCTTATGACGAGGATTTTGAAGTTGACGGATATACAATTTCATATCCCGGTGATCCAAGTGCGGAACCGGAAATGATATATAACTGCAGATGTACTCTGGTAGCCGAGATTGCTAATTATGATTATAAGGATGAAAGAAATGATTCCAAATTAGGTGATATGTCTTATGAGGAGTGGAAACAGGCAAAAGACAAGCCACAAAAAGAAGGCGAAGAAACAAAACCGGTTGAGAAAAAAGAGGCCGAAGTTGTAAAGCCTGAATTAAAATTAAATAAATTGGAATCTGCAATGAAGGAAAAAGATTTCCAAAATTTCTATGAAATGGTTGATAATGCCGAAAATAGAAAATTATATGAAATGTATGGCGAAGAGGGCACATATCAATATAAATCTAATGGTGGATGTTATCAAAGAGGATCTGATAAGATAGAATTTTCTTATGATAAATCTCGTGAAGGAATTGACCAGTTTTCTACCTTAGCACATGAATTTAATCACAAGGCGGATTATCATATAGGTAAAAATGAGAATTTGAATTATTCCGAGATAGATTTGATTAATGATAGAACAAGAGGACCATACAAAATTGATACAATTAAACCCTGCGCATCAGCATCTGATGAATTTTTAACTGCATTAAGAACCGATATGGAAGAATTGCACACATTGTATAAACAAGCACCGGAAGAAAAACATGAATACGAACCCGGCAAGATGTATACTTATTATGCAGGGAAAACAAGGCTTGGTGAGGTTTTGTTTACAAGCGAGGAAGCCTATAATGCGAGTTCTGGTATTCAGGATGCAATAGATGGATTTTATGGCGGGCAAGGAAAGTATTTTGGATGGGGCCATGGAGATCGTTATTACAATCGTGAATATAATGGCATGATAACAGGTTTGAATAAAGAAAAGGATATGAAAGCTGCTTTAAAGGAATTAGGATTTGATGCAAGCAGTCAGGCCAAGGTTAAAATGATAACCAGACAATATGAGGCGGCAAGTGAGGCATGGGCCAATGTTGGAAGTGCTGTAACAACGCAAAGCAAAGAATTGGAAATGTGGGAAAAGTTTATGCCTAACACGGTTAAGGCATACAAATCTATTGTGGAGGTAGTAGAATGACGGAAAAATTAGAATCATATTATGAAAGATTTGGTGATGGGTTTCCTATGATTCCTTTAGGATGGGGAAGAACAGATGAGCAGATCATAGCTATAATTGATGAATGTCTTGAAAAGAATAAAGATGTTTATGAATTAGGCTATGTAAATGATGAGGAGGTTTATTAATGCCAATTCAGTTTGTAAGTCATAAAGACGAGGCAATAGAAGCCAAAAATGAAGCTGTTGCACGTGCATTAGAAACAATTGGATTAGTTGCTGAAAGATATGCAAAAGAATATGCCCCGGTTGATACAGGAAGATTAAGAAATTCAATATCACATCAAGCTGAACCGGATGAAAGTGCTGTTTATATAGGGACCAATGTGGAATATGCACCGTATCAGGAATTTGGAACTTATAAAATGGCGGGTACACCGTTTTTAAGACCGGCAATAGAGAATCATTTAGGCGAGTATAAACAAATTGTGCAAAATGAACTAAAAAGCTAAACAATGATTCTTGATTTTGCATATAAATTGTGGTATTTTGTGTTTATAAGAAACTTTTTTGAACACAAAAGAATGTGTGGCGAAGTAAAGTAAGAAAAGGAGATTAA